GTTTTGCGCTTTCTGCAAAAACAGAACTCGCTAAAACACAAGCCAAAAATAATACTTTTTTCATATTCTCTCTCCCTCTTATACTATCTCAATTGCTATAGACGATACGCCAATACTTTTAAGCAATTTGTCTATTCTTTGATTATATAGCTGAATTACCGAATTATAGGGCATATGAAAAAACGAGATGCTATAGTTCGAGAACTTCTCCCCGCTTGCGCCTTCACTCATCGCGGCACCATAAGTTTGGAATGCCCGCACACATACGCGCCATAATATTATGCTTCTAATTGCGTAGTTTATATCCGATGATTGTAAAAATGTTACTGTTATGTTTCTAACACCCTTTGTAAATCCACTGGAATAATATATCATTCCAGATTCATATACTTTTACATCATCCGTAATATCTGTTGTTCCAATCAGCACTTCGCTGACCGAAACCAATGAGTCCGATTTTAAAAACAGCAATGTTCCGCCATCGCCATCGTGTGTTTCTGTTATTTCTACCTCTGTGCTTGGAGTAGCTTGTAACGAATAGCCAACTTCTTTTTCAGTAAGGTAGGTCTCTTCGTCTATAAATTCCTGAACAAGACCGTCGGTGAGTAACGTGACATCTGAAATTCCTGTTTCCTTTCTTATTCTATCTATTGTTATCATAACACCTCACCTTCCCCTTTTACACGTGGGAGGACGGCTCAAAAGAGCCACCCTCCCAACAATTCTGTCTGCCTAGTATTAGCTAGGTTTCCCGATGTTAATTATCTGCCGCTGTCTCTCAACGTCCTTAACCGCAAGAGTAAGATACTCATTTACGCGGAAAGCTGTCGAGTCCGTGCTAGCAGGTACCACGGCATACTTGACTTCCTGCACGACAGGCCGTTTGATATGTTTAGTATCAAGAACAAACGCTATCGAGTGGTCTGATGTAGGAGACGTGCCATAGGCAATATCTTCGGGTATCCACGAGTTTATCACAACATCTATGCCGTCATATTTAAGAACAGCCTCGGACTTGCCAAGGTCGTTGTAATACATCTGATAAGATGTTTTCGCGGCCTTTTTAAGCTGAGAATAGTCTCTCGGAGAAAGCAGGATAACATTCGGAAACGCACCCGCTTTTCTAGAGGCGGCTATCGACGCATCAAGTATATCAAGCGAAAGGGCTGTCCCAGCCGCATCCGTAGTTGTCGTAACAAGTTTCTTAAGCCCGCTATATTCCTTAACGTTAACACTCGCATCTCCAAGAATATCAAGTCTCGCCTCTTCCATAGCAAGGCTATTTATGGCAGACTCAACCTCTTCCTGTAACGCGTTGATATAATCTCCGGAAACCGCTTTCAAAAGATTACTTACGGCGCCCTCGGCCTTAATCATCTTTATCTGAGTAGTACGCCGTGCGATTGTTGAATTCGCTGCGCTGTAAGCATCGTTCTCATCATAAGCCGAAGCCGTAACAAGAGCGGTTCTCACGTTCCACAGATATACCAATGTTGACCAAGCCATACTAGGAACATATGCCCTAAGCGGATTAGTCTTGGAAACTACATCCAACAGTAATTTGTCTAACTTTTCGGGGATTATATTAGCGCCCGAAGAAGTGTCCAATGCTTTTTTAATGTCTATCATTTGATTCCTCCTATTACGAATCTTTGTGAATCTCTCTAAGAAGCTCGCCCATTTTATTTGCCGTAGGCATATCGTCGAACTTCTTAAGTTCATCATTCTTCAAATCTTTTTCTGTTTTATCATCCAACGCTTTCTTAAGCGCAGAAATCTCATCCTTAAGGTCAGCCACACTTTTAACAAGAGCGTCTTTTTCCTTAGCTTCCTTATTTATTTTTTCCACATCAGCTTTTTTGACATCTTCGTCCTTTTTGTCCTCATCTTTCTTGTCTTCGTCTTTCTTGTCATCATCTGAAACGTCGTCTTTCTCAACATCGTCATCTTTCTTGTCATCTTCATCTTTTTTGTCATCGTCCGAGACTTCGTCTTTCTTATTTTCATCCTTCTTGTCAACATCGCCATCATCTTTCTCGACGTCTTTATCTTTCTTATCTTCGTCGTCCTTTTTGACATCCTCGTCTTTCTTATCCTCATCTTTCTTGGCGTCTTTGTCGTCATCGCCATCGCTCTTTTCGTCTTTCTTTAAGACAGAGATAAGTTTTTCAAGAGAATCCACTGCATCTTTTGCCGATTTTGCAATATCATCACCATCGCCAGCCCTAGACAAAATAAGGGTAGCGTCCTCCTGCGTAATTAAACCATTCTTAACCATTTCATCAAGTTTCGATTTCATTTCTCCTCCATTTATGCTCTTTTGAAGCAAAAACATCCTCTCGTTCGCTGGATAATCAACTAAACTAACAATGTTGACCAGCAAATCCGTAAGATTATATGCTTTTTTTCTTTTTACTTTCATCCTATTATATTCCGTGGGGGTGACAGCTACGCCTCCGAAAGGCAACCGATGCCTTCAATTGAGAATCCAGTTAGCTCTTTCTTTTCTACCCTTTCCCATATTTCTTCATTGTTTATTTTTACTGCCATTACCCACGCTCCCTTTTTCACTTTTTCGTGCCCAATTGTTACTGCCTGCGGTGTTATATAGTTTTCTATAACCGGTATTTCATCGGTGTAATCTTCATCTCCATGCTGAACTGTTATCTTATATCCGCGTTCCATATAATCGTAACACGCTTTTTCTATTGTCTCCGCCGAAATAATATGGTCTTGGGCATCTCTCACCCCCGGCTGCAAAACAACGCCATAAACGATACGCTTCTTTTCGTCTGTCTTAATTATTTTGATAAACGACACATCTTCGGCGTTCTTTTTAACCTTTGCTGGCTCGAACTTAATATATTTATAATTATGCTCTTTCAGCCATTTTTTTGCCTCCGTAACAGTAAATTTCTTTTTATCAAACCTAATAGACTGCACTTCGGACTTCTTGTTTTCTTTAATGCCATAGATGACATCTATGCCTTTGCCAAACTTGTCATTAACACGCCTAAACTTTACATACTTTGACGGTTCGTTTATTCGCGCCGAGTGCTCCCCATCGTATGGTTTTGTTATACGCTCATTCTCATCTTTATCGCGCTTGGCTTTTGCTTTTTTGAAAAACTCCATGTCGTTTGAGGCAAGAATTCCGCCTTCTATAGCGGCATCGGCTATATCTTCTATATTCATAGCCTTGGAATATACTTTTTTTGACACCAATACCGTCGATGGCTTAATTTCCAATACACCGTCTTTGTTCTTGTTTATATCGATTCTATCGGAGAATACCCTTAAAACATCGCCCTTTTCAACAGGAATATTGGTATCGTATGTGACAAAAGTCACTTTTGTTTCATCATCTCTATCATAGCCAAGCTCATACTTAAAAATACCATCGTTTTCGCTCATATCTGCTACCTCTAAATCAAATAAAACCGATGTGTGTATTTTTACCCAAGAATCTGCATAAAAATTCTCAGGATATTTGCCGTTTCCCTTTACTGTTGCTATATGTCCACCATAACACAGCATATCGATAAACTGAACCTTGCTTTCTATTACAAAGTAGTTCGACATCGTTATCCCGCCAAACATATATTTCTTCATCAGTTCGTTTATTACATCTTTTCTCGCTATAGCGCTAGAAGCCATAAGGCTACCGTTACAAAATAATATATCATTAACCGTGCAAAAATCGGAATATTTTGATATTGTGCAATCAAGAATGACATCCTCTGACATTAACAGTAATTCCCTTTTTAAATCTTTGAAATTGTCTATGATGTTCATATATGTGTTGTTAGTGTACATCGCTATATTGCTTCCGTATTTTTCTATGACAACTCTGTCGCCGCCCCAAGATAGTTCTGCTACAGCTTTGCCGTAATCCTCAATTATTGGCTCTACGCACTCTTTCCAGAATTTTGTAACCGTATCTTCATCTACTGCGAACCATTCCATACTCGGTTTGGGCAATGTCATCCACGCAAACTTTTTAATCGGCGTTTTTTCTAACGGCGAATTGTGTTCTATTCCAGAATCGGTCAATTTTTTTGTAATTATTGCATGAAGCAACAGCGCTTGAGTAGCATCAACGTCATTACCAATGCTATCGTATGTTTTGTGTAGCTTTGTGTGTTCTGCAATTAATTTTGCTATCTTTTCCATATTATTCTCCTATTATCAACTGCGCCGTCTGCTTATTCAATGTGAGTATATACAGTCCGATTTCTTTGTCAATTGAGTTTGATATATTCTCTCGCACTTCAAGTTTCCCATTGCCAAACACTATACCGTTGTGGCATACGGCTATTTCTTTATCAAGCAATTCTTCATCATATTTCTTGCTCAAAAATTCAAGCCGTTTATTCTTTACAAGCAACTTGCTTTGCGCAACATTCAAATCAATGTTTTTACTCATCTTCTGTCTCCTCTACTTCTTCGCCATCGTCGACCTCTCCGCTTTTGCCACCCGCTCCGTCTGGTAACGGCGCCAAAGATGCGTCAGAGAACGGAATTATTGGTCTATCTCCCCAATCAACACTACCAAGCCCCATGCTTTTCCTAACTTCGTTAATTGTAAAAACCTGATTTTTAAGATATTTTTCGTTAACGTCTGAAAGGTCTTTTTTATCCACGGTATCCATTGGAATTGATTCATACTCAAGATTTAAAGAATTAAAAGTTCCATAAAAAATTCTTTTATTTATTCTGTTGTCTATTATTTTTTGTATCGGCGTAATTGTCATTATCTTGAAAACAAAAAATTGCTTACTCAGCCCTGTCATGTTTTTTCCAACCAACCCCGGCATTACTCCGTATTTCGCTAAAATCTTTTGTTGCATAGTATCATCAAGCGCTTTGAATTCCATTTCCTTGTTAGACAAATTAATCGGCTTTATTACAACCCCGCCTTTTGTTATTATGTTTCTATGCGGTTTTCCTTTAAGCTGTTCTTCAAATTTTTTTGAAAATTTTTCATGCACCTCTTTGGTAACATTTCCAAGCTCTATGTGCAATCTTGGCGTTGCGTTGTTAGAGAAAAAATCACCATTATATTCAGTCAATTTCAAAGATGCCGCCGCGCTGTTCTTTATGCTTTCCGATGGGGGCGATGGGAGTATGCCATCTTTATATAAATAGCTGAATAAAATAATGTCTTTTTTATCGAACTCTTTTTTGTCGGATTTGATTTCTCTTTTGTATCCTAAAAATTTAGCTTTTCCAACAACGTCACTCCAGTTTTCCTTCATGTATCTTGCCGGCTGTCTATAATACCTAATTGGTATTTTCGGAAGTTCCTGCACTGGTACATTTTTGTTTGCTACTTTTTTAAAATAAAAATCGACGATTGCCTTGCTTGCTTTTCTTTCTTCTAAAAAGCCGTTCCCAAAAATTAACATGTCATATAAAATGTCCGTAACAATATCAACGATTGTGTCTTCGTCGTTCATATTCATCATAAGTTGCTTTCCAATCTGTATATTCCTCTCGGCGTTTTCATTGTTTTCGTCCCTGCTCTTAAGGCGATACCCAGAAGATATTACAGCCCTCACAATAGCATCTATCGCTGCCGAAAGATTCTCTTCTGCGAAATAGAACTGTTGGTATTGCTCTAATGACAACGAATTTGTTTTAACTGTTTCTCCAACTCCACAAACGTCGGGGTCAGAATACGACTTGCTTACTAAGTGCTTTTTTATAAAATTAAACATACATATGCTCCTACTTAATACCAAATGGGTGACAGTTAAAAATCAGAAAATATAACATCTACATCTGACATCCCCACTCCGCCAACTTCCAACAAATCTGTTATCGCAAGTATTCTTAACATATCAGTGTTATGGTCTATGCCAGAATATACTTGATGTCCAGCGGGGGTGATGCTCTGTGTTGCCCCCTTAAGCTCGTCCTGCAAAACCTCGTCGTCTGGCAATAACAGTAATTTCTTTTTAAACATATTATTTAATAAAACCGTGGAATAATATTTTATCCTAGCCTTCATCTCCTTGCCATCCGCATCTTTCCCAATTATAACAGCTCCGCCAAAATTTACAGCAATAACCCTGTAATCTGATTTTAATTTTAGCAATTCTAAATATACAGCCTTCCCTATATTGCCAACATCTAGGCTTATTGCGCTTATTTTATAAAACCCCGCGAGAAAGTGCATAAATTTGGCCTGCTCAACAGGGTCAACCATATTTAAGACAAACTTCGAGGTTAAATGCCATACTCCATCTATTTTGCAATGGACACCTATAACCGTAGGGTCGGGGTTGTATCCAATATCGGCTGTAATTCTCGCGTTCTCAACATTAAACTCTGGATAATACAAGTCATCCGGTCTATTAAAGATTTCCTTATCAACATAATTATAAATTTTATATGAGGGAGCAGGCTCGATACATGTTCCCCACCACCTTTCAGGAAAAGCCACCGCCTGTGGCAATCCCCATTCTGCCAAAATGAGGTTGGAATACGCCTGCGACGTCCGTCCGCCAAGAACTATAGCCATTCTATCATCGTCTTCTTTTGTATATGTCGGGTCTGAAAATTTATTTACAGTATAGTGATGAAACGAATCTCCTTGTGTTGATTTGTATAAATACGATTTTCTTATGCCGTTCGGCACTCCTGCGAGCTTTATTTTACACCCCGAATTAAGGCACCCCTGTAATTGGGCTGTTTCAGCGGGAAAATAAAGCTGCGCTTCGTCGGCCCAGACATAATCAAGGTGAAGCCCCAATAGAGAACGCCCCGCAGAGGCAGACGCTATTCTGCCGTTAAGCGTAAATCCATTTTTGAATGTCATTAAATAGTCAGGAGACCGAGAACTTCGAATGAGACTATCCTCCATGTTCATTTTTGAATAAATTTTAGAAACAAGAGTATCCCACAATGGAACAATGTGAGCATTGTAGGGTGTTGTTACGAGCCCTGTTTTGCCGGGGTTTAGCAATATAGTTCTGATAATATCGGGGATTAGAGTAAATGTCTTCCCTACGCCACGCGCACAATCTAATTGTAAAAGCTGTGCATCGTCTAAAAGCACCTCTCTTTGAAATTGACGAGGCGGCGCATCATGTATAAATTCAAAGAATGCAACGGGATGTAAAAACGTTTCAATAAAATTCCTGTCTTTTAACGATATGTTTGTCGATAATTTCACGTGTTTGGTGTAACCGCTACTTTTTTCTCTCTAAATGGCGTGAATAGCTTCGGTTCTTGGTCTATTGCAAATATCTCACCACACTTCGGACATTTTGTTTCAAATTTGCCGATATTGTTCTTTTTGTATTCTATAAATGTGTCTAATATCACATTAAACCTATCAATAAGAGACCCCTTGCCTGCCGATTCTCTTTGCTGCCTTGTTATTCCAAGAGCTTCTTGCGTCTGCCGTATTTCTCTTGCTAAAACAGACAGGTTTCTTATTGACGCTTCCGATGTCTTGCTATATAATGACGCCTCAATCCTATGCGCCTGTATGGCCAGCGATAAAAGATTGCTAAGCAGCGCCTCATCGGATGATTTGTCACACTTAAAATCCCGAAGATACCTGTCTCTGAATTTTACAAAATACTCTTTCTCGTGCTTGTCCTTTAATTTTATAATAGAGCCGTCTGGCAAAGTCTCGTTATGGCCCAAATTGGCATATTTTGTGTCATGACGCTTCCGCGCCGCCGCTGTCATTGATTTCTTTTTTACTAACGGTAAACAATCATCGCAATATTCGCGGGTGTATCTTGAGCCTATTTTTTTTCTTACCTTTAATTCCCCACAACGCTTACATTTGTATTTTGTTTTCTCGTAATAGACTTCTTTTTCTTCTTCTGACATAAACCCTCCCCTTTACAGCCCCTTTTCTATTCTTTTATTTTTTTTATATTAATAGAATCAATCTTAACACCAAAAATCTTGCCGGTCTCCATCAATGTTAAATTTGTACTATCACAAAGCCTTTTGCTTATAATATCTGAAAAAAACCGCACAGCCTCTTGCATGCTTTCTACCTTAATCACGCATCTGCCAGATATATCAAAATCTATAACAAAGTTGCTGTCTTTTCCTTTTATTTCCATACACTAAATCCCACGACGGTGACGGCAATCGATGAAAGTTGTTGTAATAATAGCTTTTTCATAAAAATTTCTCTTTCAAAATACTGATTAGCAGAGCGTCTATCTTGTTTTTGTCTACAGTATCCTTCAATACGCTTTTTGAACGCGCAGCCCTCATCTCTTCAAAAAGCAATTCGGACTCTGTCGTTACTTGTTTTAATGAGAACTTGCCTTGTTTTATATCTAATAAGTGTTTTGCGTCTGGACGCATGACGTTTATCCTGCCTGTAAGCAACAATTCTGTGCCCATTTTTAAAAGACGAATTAAATGCGAGCCATTTTTAAATATTCTTTTTTCTACATAATTGCGTAACGACAATAATTCTTCGTCCGACAATTTGCTGATATCTATTTTAGATATATCTTTAAACATCCATTTTAAATTTTTCACGATGCCTCTTTTTATAAAATATTATATCATCTTTTGGAATTTTTCTTATTTGTTTATATGATAGCAAAAACTCTCCCATATCTTCATCGGTTAAAAAAGCACATTCATATTTTGTGTTTTTGCAATAATTTTCTAATGCAATCATTTTTACCGTTACGCTACTATCGTAATGCTCCATAGAAAAAACTCTTTCTGGCTTTATTTCTATAAACAATTCATCGTTTATCAAAAAATCTGGGATATAAACTTGGTTTTTCCTTATATTGTAGCTTTCCCTATCTGTGTTCGACAAGTAGTCCCACATTTTTATTTTAATGGGCTCGGCCTTTATATCGTCCCCAAGTTCATCTGCCCTAACCAAAAACGACAATTCATATGAGCTTCTAAACCTTATGTTTTTGTATTCGCCCGATATTCCTCTTCCAGATTTTCCATGAAAACTATTAGGGTTCCAATTTTCCATAGGTCTACCCTTTTTATATTTATTCATGCATTTTGTGTTACAAAATTTTCTAGTTTTTGCTATTGAAGGGACAAGTATCATTTTTTTGCCACACTCTTTACAACATATTGTAATTTTATCTTTCTCTGCCATTTTATTCCAGCTCTTTCTTCCTATCAACTTTTGCCTTATTCTCTCCTTGCATTTAAAGAGGGCATCTCTCAATCTTTTATTTCCATCTACCGACAATTTTGTCGCTGATATCTTTTTGGCATTTTCTTTTGCTGCGTTCGGATGCGTCCTATAAAACTCTTTACATTTTTTTGCTTTTCTTTCTCTTTGTTCTTTTGTCAGTTTATATCCTTTTAAATTATGTCCATAAATGAATCTATTCCCCTCTTTTACAATTTGCCCGCAACCACACTCACAATATTTCATTGTTTTCTTAAACATCTTTTTTTTATTTCATTTTCTATTTTGTCTTTGAGTTTTGATAAATTACTAATATTTTTTTTATCTCTGTCTATTTTTTTTAATTGACCAGAAGCATACCCGCAGAATGTTCTGTAACATTCGTTTGACAGGAAAAGCTCTCTGTTGTCCAAAATTCTTTGCCCGAGAGGTGTGATTTTAGTATAAAGATGCGGTTCAAGCCATAATAGGCATAAAACATTGGGATTGGATTTGATTAAAAGCCGAAAATATTTCCTGATGTCATAAATGAGAATATCCCACTCGTTTTGTTTGATTTCTATTTGTTCGAATTTTTTTAGACCGAAAAAATAATCAAGTGGCGGAATCGCTATCCCGATAATGTCCTTGTCGTCTATGCTTTTGTCGCCCGTTGGCGCATATGTCCCATGAGATATAGAGCCCCTATATCCCTCAAGTATAATTGAACTTTCAAATTTTGTTATAGGCCTTTCCATTTTTTTATTAGGCAAGGGGGCGGAGAGACGCGATAGGATAGCAGCCATGACTCTTTGACCGACGCTTCTTTAAACCCATCGAAGCGCCTTTTGCGCTTTTTTTATCGCTGGCTCTCTCCTCTTTGACGCAAGAGCCATATTGCGTCGTATAACCCCCGATGTGGTCTATCCGGCAACTGGATAAGGCAACATATCCATCATATGCAGACGCCCGTCGATATTGCCACGACTTTCTTCCGTTCGGAAGTCAAGGGCCGTATCTTACCTGCGTTTCCGCGACCACATTTATTCTATATCAGACAGGAAGGAGTTGAACCTTCGACATCCGGTTTCCAAAACCGGCACTCTGGCCAATCTGAGCTACTGTCTGTATGATATTTCCATCGTTTCTTAAAAACACCCTTGCCCACACGAGCGCGCCACAATAATATATTCGCAAATATTATGCGCTCCCCTCGGTATTATAGCGAGCTATACCTACACCGGGCGTCTACGGAATTTAATCCGCTTTTGGCGCGACGGGCTTACTAGCTCTTTGGCTTTCAGCTAGGGCGGATTAATCACGCCCCTTTTTGCGGGACATTGCTATAGGCTTGTCCGTTAACCGTCGCGTGGGCGGGGATGGTCTGTTTGTTTAGGAGACGAATAGTCCAACCCCCGCATTATTATTATATGCCAATTTCTATAAAAGTCAACCACCAAAATTATTTGCACGTAGATGGCGTGGTTAACGAGAGGCTGATTAGCTGACAGCCCTAGTTTTGTTTAGAGACTAGTTTACGCTCGTCTTACTTTTTGATACTCGTATATTCCACAAGCCAATCTACGCAACATATGCGCATCTGCATACGCACCGTCTTGATACAATCGAGGGCAGAAATCCTCCTATCGCGACGTCGTGGCGGACAGATGACTCTGCGATTTCAACTCACACTTACAGCCTTTCTGTTCGCGACAGAAAGGCGTTGAGTATTCCCCATAGTTTCAGGGGCTTCTATCCATCAGGGTCTCACCCCACCGCCACTTATTTTATTCTTTTTTCCATTCTATGCCGTAATCATCTATTTTTACATATGTTCCCGTTTCCATTTTTCCAGTCTGTAAAAATATCTGTAAAGCTATTTTTGTTTCTTTATGCAATCTTATGTATTTTTCGTTATCCGCCTCATTTAACGGCTCGCCGCAATGGGGACATTGCTTTTCAGATTCGCCCAATATTCCCATTATGTCTGAAATAACATTGCTGTTCCCATATGGTCGCTTGGGGTCAATACACGGCGCACCGAACTCGCAATTATCCCAATCGACACAAGCGCTTTTCAATAATTTGATATGCTCTTCTTTTACGGTAAATCTTTTCATAATATTGCTCTCCTTATATTCGTACCCATAGGCGGAGGTGGCCTTTTGGTCGTAGGCGGGTCATTGACGCGGACGCCACCCGAGCTGTTTCCGCAAGATACCGCACCAAGAGCAACGATAAAAAGAAAGAAAAATAAATCCATTTTACTCACCCCTCTTTTTGTTTGTTGAATATATACAATATCCTGCTTTAAACTCAGCACTTTGGTACATATACAATATAGAGCCTACCTTGAATACCGACTGAGGATGATAATCCCGAAGACGAAAAACTGTCCCATCTCGAAATTTTACAGTAGCATAGTTGCGTTCACATGCCATAAAAGTAGCTGGCGTACTGCTAAATTCTATGTCTTCTAAAACACCACTATGTATCAGTTTCCACGTATCTTTTTGTCCCGCCGAGCATCCGCCTAAAACCAACGATGCTAAAATAATCGCTAAAAAAATAACTATTCCAAAGGCTGTATTACCAACTCCGTGTTTAACATAACAAACCAAGTCAGGGTCAAAATTCTTATCAAATTTTTTCATCAATCCTCCCACAATCATGTATCTTTACCTCAACCTTATATTTTGTCAAAAACTGCATAACAGCCGTTGGAACCAATAGAAATGCCGATGCCCTGTCTTTCATTGGCAAAGAAACGTCTTGCCATGCCGTTATTTCTTCATTGTAAATAGCCCTTGTGATTTTCCATACAAATTTGTAGATATCCCAAAACGCCGTCAGCAAAACTTTTCTTACAAGAAGGCTTTTTACATACTTAACCAAAAAATATTCAAACGAGGTTATTTTTATTATCGTCACTTTTTTCATCGTTTTTAAAAAATGGGTGTTTCATCCAATTTTTCGTCCCTTTTCTCAATTTTCTGCACTTCTTCCTTCCACAAATCAATTATGCAGAACTCGCCAGACACATGATTAAAATATCTACATTTGATTTCCGCTGTTCTGCCCACAGCAAGTATCATAAGAGACGGCCCTGTGCCTACTTTATGCCTAACGAAGTCTCCAACTTTAATATCATCAAAATTAGTGGTATTATCACTCAAATAGCCACCCACTTTTATGTCTATCATTCCAATTTATCTCCCCTGACGATTGCCTCTGCCAGCTCCTACTCCACTTCTAGGGCGCCGTCTCGGTTTTGCTCCGGGGCATGTGCCTCTCTGTCCACCTGTTTTTGCTCCCTGCCCATTTGGGCCTGTCCTGTCTCCGTTCGGCATGTTTTGCCTCCTTTTACACTTCTATCCAAATCTCATATCCCTTTTTCGGGAGCGTGTGGGATTCGAGCCCACGCCTACCGGATACAATTCCGGCGCTCTACCCTAGTCTAAGCTAACGCCCCCTGGTGGCGGTGGCGGGACTTGAACCCGCATATCTTATGATAACATGGCTTAAACATGTTGCGTATGCCAATTTCGCCACACCGCTATTATATTATATGACGCCTTTCTCAAAAGTCAACCCCTTTATAGTCAACTTTGCATATGTGTTTCTTAAAAACGAAGAAATAACTGTGAAATTTCCGCGCATGCTGTTGCTTTCTGCCGTCGTTCAGCCTATTTTTAGCAAGTAATATAAACAGGTCTTTCGGATAAAACCCATATTTCATCGCCTCATACATAACCCAGCAATGCGTAAAGTGCTGTTTCGCCGAAGATACAATATCTTGGCACTTAAAAATAACAATGCCATCATCCTTGAGCACCCGAGAAAACTCTTTCAGGCTACCTGAGTACATTTTTTTGAGTTCGTCAAAATCTTTGAATGCCGTAAATCTCTTGCTTATAATACCAATCCCCTTTTTTTATTCCCCCATACAATCCCTTGCACATACTCATACAACAATGTGACTTAGGTCACTTACTCTCTGCCCTAAGTTTAATTTTTAGACCCCCTATGCCCCTTATTTTTCTTTTTGATAATCCCCATATCCCTATGCCCAAGAATATAACATTGCTGACAAGCGAATATGCCCTTTTTAACTTCTATTATATTTTTTGGACTATATTTTTTCTCACAAATAAAACATTTTATCTTTTCCATCTATTCACCCCCTTTATAATAATATTCTCTGTTTATTTTCAGATGCAAACCTTTTCTCTAAATCATCTACCGAGTAATCTGACTTAAATTGACGATAACTTAATTTATCCAATCGTTTTAATTCTTGCCATAACTCTGGAAAATCGTTATACAATATCCTCGCTGAACCAATTGATTGTAAAGGGCAACACCAACAGGATACTCTCTTGAATTTTTCATATAATCCTCCCCAATTTAAGCCCCTTTTATAGCAATATTGCAATGCTTGTTCTTCTGAAATGCCCCACTCATTAAGCGGGAACTTGAATAGTTTTTGCCGATTATGCGAGCGTTGTAGGCGTTTTTGCTCATCAACGGCAATGCCTATATATAAAATATAATTTTTATTTTTTAGATAGTCTTTTGAAATTTTGTGTTTCATCACCTTTGTGCACCATCTAAAAATATGTCCAGCCCACCCATAACCAAATTGACCCTGCCTTTTTCCCGTTTTTATTTTTATATCAGATAAATAATATTCAAAAGTTTTTTCATTTTTTAATATTGTTATTTTCCTGTTTATAAATTTCTCAACCTTTTGTATATGCTCATACATTGCCGGAAATTCCATACCCGTATCACAAAAAATTATTTCATCTATTGGCATATTTTTCTCAATCATCATCAACAGCATCGCCGTGCTATCTTTTCCGCCTGAAAAGCTTACGATATGCGTCATTTTTTGTATTACCCCCTTTTTTATCGCCCCATGCCGTGGGACACTTGTCCCATTTTATAGGACATCCCTGGTGGCGCAGGGGAGATTCGAACTCCCGTCACGAGGTTATGGGCCTCGCAAGCTACCATTGCTATACTGCGCTATTAAAAGTATATGCCCACTTTTCGTTAAAGTCAACCCCCTCCAAACCATACCCCTATCAACCACTATAATAATTGGAATAATTGGTTTAATTAGAATAATTGGTAAGGGGTATCGCAGGTTTTTTTGTCAAAACCGCCATTTGTTCAGCCATTGCCTTAACAAATTCCAGCCAACCGCCATTTTTCCGATATTTTTTTTATGAGTGGTTGTGTGACTTGGAGTACAAACGACCTCTTTGTGCGAACTTTCGACCCTCTTCTGTCCCTCAACCCCTCTTACTACATTGTAATTACATAGTATTAATGTTCCAGTAATTGTCTATCTTTAAAGATAGTCATTAATGTCTATCTTTCAGTTATACAATTGCAATGTATAAATTTACGTAAAGTCATGTAAAGTCTTTCTTTCTTTTCTTTCCAAAAAGAACCGGGTAAGAAAAAGGTTTTCAGTGACTTAAATCACACATCCTCCAACATAAATTTTGCCCACACACCACAATCCGTATCAACTGCTCGCTTCCCAATTATTCCAATTAAACCAATAATCCTAACAATCCCAACTATCCCAACTATTTCACCAAACCCAATTCCCCCTATCAAATTCATCCGCCCCAAACCGGCTTCAAATACCCCCTAATTTCGCACAAAAGATATTAATTGTTGGCATATCTCGCATTTTAGGTGTCATTGCTCGAAACAGAGGTCAAAATAGCTTAAATCGCAAGTTTCACCCCTGTATTTCGATTTGTTCTCTAAACCACCATATTCTACGAAACTCTTACCAACTATCCTAATTATTCCAAGTATTCTAACTATTCCAATTAAACCAATTATCCCAATTATGTTATTTCAAATAGGTGTAATAGTTTTTACCGCCACACATGCTTATCGGTCGCGAGAAATGGCAAAAAAACACGCCCCCCCCTATAAAATGGGCGTAAAATAGCCAAATTCAAATTCCTGGGTCTGACATACGATATTTTTTTGCGATTTCCACGGCCTGAAAACACTTGACAAGCATTTAACAATTTAGTAGGCCAAAGCGGCGTCCGATTATACCGTCGAGGAATTGCCTATTTATTCAGTCATTGCCTTAACAAATGGCTTTTATTTCTGATTGCATAATAGATATTATGCGTCACTCATACAGCGTCGAGGATTTTTAGCGATTTTGGGACATTTTTCCTTGACAATTTCATACCATAATGTTATGATATGTTAGACGGTAAAGACGCATAAGGCGGTCAAATAGTATGTGACTAAGGTCACAAAGGATATAATATGCAGGTTGAGAGTTATGAAAACTATATAGAGCGGATAGAAGGGCGCAAGTTAAAACAAATGAAAGCGCAAGCGGAAGTTAAAAAGTTAAATGATTGTAAAGGTTCTGTTGAATACCATAGAAAATATATGAACTTGAAAATTAAACAGAATAGAAATGGAGGAATTGCCTATGAAGCAAAACTAGGCCGTTGAAAGTTGAAAGCCGTTAAATCGGCACGAGGTAAAAAAATGGAAAATGAGAAAAAAATTATTAAGAGTGAGGGCGATGACGCATTTGCTAAAATGCTTTCAAGTTTCGGGGATACATTGTCGGCGGAACTAAAAAATTGTGTCCGTGTCAAAAGCGGGAAAGGCGAGCGCAAAGAGTACACGGGATGGAAAGCGCGGACGCTTGAGGCTATACAGAAAACCCCCGTCAAGATTATTCTGAATCATGCCGATGGCGTTAACGCGAAAATTAAAGCGTTAACCGGGTACAGCGAAAGGACGCTAATGTGCAAAATTCATGCCGTTGACTATTTCAGAAAAAAAGCCATCGCGACAGACGCCATGCCTATTGATGAGGACTTTGCAAGCCGCATCAATGCGGTATATGCAAAGACAAGCAAAACCGAGGCGATGCTATTGATTAGCAAGAGAGCGTAAACAGTAAGCGCTCAACAGTAAAATGGGCGGATACGGTGTAAAAACCTATCCGCTCATTTTTTTACATTTACTCTAAAAGTTAGAATAAATAGTTTTATTTGAAGTATAGGATTATTTTGGAAAGTTAGAATATAAGGAAACAATACAATGAATAATATAAAATCAGAGCCACTTTCAAAAGGTGTTGAAGAGTTGCTATCCTTATGCGGTGAATTCCACTGCGAGGGTAGAGAGAAGAGGGAAGGCAAGAAAATAAAAGAATTCAAAAGTAGTAAAATACATTTCGAAGATACGCCTATTTCAGTAGAGATACGGCGGATGATTGAAGATATAAAAGCGGATAATCCATTTATGGGCAATGGAGAAATAGTAATCAAGGACGGTATCAAGTTGAGGAAGCGTAAACCGTTTCAAGGTAGGTTGAATATCATTGCAAGTGAACGTGGAGGCGCAAGTGATACAGAGAAATCAGATGACTGGATAAAAGATGATGAGATACGGAAAGCACAAAAGAAAATCAAAGCAACGGCGGATAAACTTGAAGCCGGTTGTAATTGCAGTAATTGCGTTTACAATATCATAAACAAGAAATGCTATAATAAGGGCGGAATATGTGATAAATACGATAGCATATTTGAGTTTGTAGCAATGACAGCCAAGAAGATTAACATACTATTGCCGGAACTGGCGGAAGGAAAGCGGCGCATTGATATAAATTACGCTCACTTGAAGCCGTTGATGCACGTTTACAGCAAGGCAGTTGGCAAGCCGTTCAATGAAATACTAATGAGGGATTTTACAGATTATCTCTGTAAACATATATTTAACCAGCGCGCATTATCCGCAGTGAAGTCTGCGGATGGCGGGCAGGCAGAAAGAATTTCTAGAGCGACAGCATAGTAGCTGTTGTGGTTATGTGGAGTATGTTGTATTTTCGGACTTAGCATATTCCACTGCAAGAAGGAGGGGTTATGAAAAAATTTGATGTTTATGACAGCAAACGGAAACTAGTCAAAAAAGATGTTGAAGACAGTCAGGCAAGAAAAATGCTTGAAGATGGCAAGGAGACAGGAGCAATGTTTCTGGTTGATGCAGGAATAAATCCGCCGAGACGGATGGGTTATTGGTTGAAGAATGACCTGATGTCTTGCAAATAGAATTAAGGGGAGAAATTATGAACGATATGTTTGGCTTTGGTATGGTGGGAAATTACGAGGAAAGGAAGGTTGCAAATAACAAGGTAAAAGATGCGGAGATTGATACCGCAGCAGTTACTGACAGTGCGCACCCATTTGAAACAGCGGTAAAACATCCGCGGTTTTATGATGGCAAGTGGATTGTTGTTGAAATGTATGATACAAAAGAAGCCTCACAAGCAGGACATGACAAGTGGGTGAAAGTATTCAATAAAAAGAAGTTGCCAGCCAGTTTGCGGGATGTTTCAACATGCAGTGTTGCAAAGATGGTTGATGATATAAGCAAAGATAAAAAGTGGAGAGATAAAAGTAAGGAGGAACTATGAAACTTAGAGATGGAATGAGAGTAAGATGTAGCATTGAGGGCATTGAGATTAGCAATGCAGCGATGACACGGGAAGGCGGTAATTGGTTTTTGTGTCAAGACAAAGCAGAAGGGAACTCTTGTAAAAACAAGCGGGGCTTTAAGTATTCGTGGCAATTTAAAGTAGGGACGGATGGAAAGTACACGTCGAGTGTTGATTGGATACAGCCAACCTCTTCAACAAACATAGAAGACATCTATGTCGGGGGCAAAATAATCCGCAGCACAGCAACGGCGCCGCTTGAAGTTCTTGGAATCTGCGGAAGAGCTGTTTTTTTGTCAACCTCTAATTTTGATATGGGCTCTGGCAACTATTATACAATAGAAGAATTAAAGGGGACAGGATGCTCGCTTGTGCCTCAGGAAGTAGAAAAAGAAGAAGAGATGATAGAGGTAGACGGCAAGAAGTATTCGGCGTCAACAATAAAAGAAGCACTGCGAGAGCATTGCAAATAAGGAGAAACAAAATGACAAAAAAGCAAGCAATTGAAGACTCAATTAAGCATTGGGAACGGATGATTAAGTGGGCAAAGAAGCAACCGAAGAGAGGGCTGTTATCCATGCCAAAAATGAAAACAAAAATGTTTGAAAGCATAGGCGAGTATTATGGTGGAGACGATTGCCCGCTATGCCAGCGGTATTTGTACGCGGAAGGGTGCGAAGTTTGTCCGCTTGGCAGGAAATACAGGAAGGCATTAGATAAAGACCTCGTTTTGGCGTGTGTTCTAACTTGGAGAAAAGCATATGGTTCTACAACGTGGGCAGTCTGGCTAAAATATGCGAAGTTATTGTTAAAGGATTTGAAGAGCTTGCACTGCCGGTTATTGCACTTATAAAACCGGATATGATAAATATAAACAAAAAGGAGGATTAAATGAAAAATATTGATGATGCTATTTGTGTAGGTTGTGGGAAAACAGCAGGAGAACTTGAAGAATATAGCGATGATAATCCGGTGCAAGAAGATGGCACTTATGAAAATAATAAATTTGTATGTACAAATTGTTATGTTAAACTTATTCCGCGAGGTATGGATACAGGGACGCCGTTTCAAGTCCAAAATCATATGATAGCGATTGCAAGAAAGGAAGGCAACAAATGAAAGATAAAGAAGCAATGACGGTTTTATCGACGCTTAAAGAACAAGCAGAAAAGATAGAGAGATTAGAGGCGGAAGTGTGCAGATTAAAAGAGAAATTGTCGCAAAAATTACATGATATTGGCGACACGCGGAGGGCAAGATGATAAGCGATAACACAAAGAAGAAGTTTTTGAATTGGATTAAGGCAAAGGGGAAACATAGTTTCACGGAAGCTCAGACGGAGCAGTGGATGAACAAACAGCGGAAAATCCGTAGAGAAAAGAATAAGATAGCGAGAAAATGCAGGAAAAGGAATCGGGGAAAATAAAATGGAAAACATAAACGAGAATGAGAATGTGGACTTTGATGTTAGCGAAGAAGAACATACGGTGGCATTAAAAGAAAAAGTTGTATTTAAAAAGGGGACGAGAGTAAGGGTTGTCAAGTATCCACTTGAAGGCATAGGCAATATGGGTATTGTTACAGGAAAAGAAGGCACGATAAGGGCGAAGGAAGATGGGAGTGATTATGTGATGGTAATATTAGATGACACCGTTAATGGTCACAAAGACTTTTTAATGCTTGAAGAAGAATTAGAATTAGCAAGCACGAAAAGGGTGGAACCCGTGGAAGAGATTACAGATATAGATACGGCAATCAATATGCTAAACGGTATAGAAGATGGCGCAGTAAACTATGAATTTATAAAGTTGTTTGTTAGAAAAGAATCGATGGATGATAGCGAAGAAGTTGGGAGGTAAATTATGAAGAAGATTATTGTGATTATGGCAGTTGTGGCGATGTGTGGATGTGGCGACAAACACGAGCTTGGTGGCAAGTATGTAAAAGACGGCAGTGATAGGATTTTTAGAGTAGAGCACAATTTCGCTGATAATTATTTTTTCATTGAGGTAGATGAAAAGCAAAAGCAAGAAATGAAGTTTATTTTTGAGGAGGAAGAATGAGGGCTTTCGGTGAAACAATGTTTCTTATAGGGCTTGGAGCGATACTCGGAAGCATATGGACAATGGCATTCGTGAGAGTTGGTAATGTAAGCAAAGAAATACCGCAAGTGAAGGACGGAGAGTTTCCACTTGGCGTAGGAGGTAAATTATGAAAGCATTTATAAGCAGAATAGTTGACGGCAGGACGGGAATAGGAAGCGACAATTGCTTTATATCAAATGAATATCAAAGCATAACAGCGTTGTTAAGATACTCAACAAGAAAACTGTCAACCGGCAGTTATCTTTTTGAAGTATTTTCCAACTGGGACAATAGATATGGAAAAGCAGACAAGGTGTTTGAGTTTACAAAACACGGGGAGGAAATATGAAAGCAGTCCAGATTAGAAACGATAGGGGAAGAGGTGTTGCGAATCAGCTTATTATTTACGATGATGATGGCGGAAGAACCTTTCAGAGTTACGACAGCGCAATAGCGCATATAGACAAATACGGAGACGTAACGTTGGATAAGCGCTACTGGGATTGCAGTAATACAACAGGAAGATACAGGAATCATTTCCTCGGCGAAACAAAAGCGGAAACGGAAAGGAAGATTAAGTCTGGCGAATATACGCTTGGAGACCTTAATTGAAGGAGCGGGAATGCAGATAATAACAGATGATATGATAGGCGGTTATGTTGAGTGCCTGATACATAAAGAATTTGTCGATGGGCGGATACAAAAGAGCGGTAGCAGGTATTTTCTTTGCCAAAATTTAGAGGATGGTTGGCTTATTAAAGACAGATTTGGATATAAATATTCTTATTGTGTAGGCACCGGCGACGAAAGTAGTTTGATTTCTAACGATGTTCAAATTATTTCAATACAAAGGAGTAATAAAAAATGAAGAACGTTTTAATTCAGTATAAGGGAGGCGGTTACGATGGCTGTTTTTGGGAATGGAATTATTGTTACTTTTCAAAAGATGGCAAATTCCACGACATACATTCAAGTGGAAGTAGCGGATGTGATACTAAGGAGAAAATGGAAAATTACATCAAAGATAGCGAAGACAGCAACTATTTTATTATTCATGTAAACAATAAAAAAGAACTGTCGGAATTTGTTAAAGATTCGAATGAAGGACAAGTTATAGGTGTCGCAAAGTGGTTAAGCGAGAAGTTTGATATAGAAATAGACGGAGAATGTTCTGTCTGTAAAAATGTATTTCCACTATCGACCGCAACGCCGGATGGATTGCAGGGCTGCGGTGGAATAGAAACAGAATATACGGAAATGGTTTGTGGTAATTGTATAGATGATATGGAAGAAAATGAGCAAGATTAACAGAATATGTCTTATCGGTATTTTGGTGTTTCCATTTGTGTTATTTATAGTGGATGTATTAGGAGGTTAACATGGAAGAGGCGAAAAATGATATGTGAAAAATGCGGAGCAACTATCATTGAAGAGAGTTGGCGCTCTGTCGTATGCGAAGGGAAAGTATTGATGGCGTGCGGAAACTGCATAAAGAAAACTGGGTGTAGAGGGCTTGGTATAATCATCAGCAAGGGCAGCCCCTATGGAGAGTATGTTATTTGCAATAAAAGCGAGCGGTGTAGTCTCTATTTGAATAATGATGTATCTTTTCGCGAGTCGCGAGATGCAAATACTTTTAATGGTGGCAGGTGCAGGCAGTTTAAGCCGATAGGAGGCAAAAAATGAAAGGCGTTATTGAAGTTGGCGATGTTGTAGAGTATTATCACGTAGAAGAGGACAGGTATTATCGCGGCGTTGTTAGAGAATTAAAAGACGGTCTAGCGTGGAGCGATTGGGGAAGATGGGATTCGGTAGGAAGCGCAAAAAGAAGGTTGATGTGCGCTGTCCGTTACAGTCTTAATATTATTGAAAAGGGTATGCCGCGCCAAGACTTACTGCGGACAGTGAGTGTTGAAGTTGTGTATCCGGTTTATTTTGATATAGAAGTAGACCTGAGCAAGGACATTTTGGATTTGAGAGAAGAAATTTATGACAAAGCGGATAGATTGTTCCCTCGCTCTGTCGCCTATCCGATTATAACAAATTGTAATGAGATGAGGGAGTTAGAAGAATAATATTCAGGGCGGTAGCTCAGTGGTAGACCGGAGGTCGCACCTTGCGTCGCAAGTTCGATTCTTGCCCGCCCAGCCAAAATAAAGAGTTTTGAAGAATAAAGGAGGCGATTATGGGCATTATTGATGAGCAGGCAGAAAAAATTAAAAAGTTGGAAAAGAGAATCTCCGAATACGAATTTCGGTGGAAAAAGATGAGCGAAGAGATTTCGCGACTGAAAGCGATGGTTAACAATAATAAAAGGGGGGAGAAATGAAATTTAAAGTTGTGTGGGAAGAAGAAAGGGTAGTTATTGTGGATGCGCAGAACGCTATCGAGGCCGAGGAAATTATAATGAATGGTGGGTTCAAGATTACAGAGATAAGACCGGGAGAAATCACACGCATGCCGGAAGCGTATAAGATAGAGGAGGGCAAAAATGAAAAATGAAACAGATGTATCGGCAGAATGGGCTCGGGTTGACTATGATGATTTGAAAGCGCTTGCAATATCTGCTGTATTTGGCAAGTATAAGCAGTTAAAAGATTTTACACTAGATATGGAAGCAACCGTAGATGAACATTTTAGTGAAATGAGCGAGAATGATTATTTGAATTGCGTAACTGATATCAAAAATAGCGCTCGCAGAGGAACTGATATTGTAATGTCCCTTTTAGATTTATCAAAAACAGCACAGGCGATATTGTATATGGAAAAAGGAGACAGGACAGCAGAAATCGTAGGGAGGAAAAATGACACGAAAGAAGATGATTAAGTTTCTGGAAGGGCATTTCCGCTATGACACAATGAACGGGTGGAATGCCTCAACAAGCTATGCAGCCAACGTGAAAGTTCATAGTGCAATCAGTGACAAAAGCATAGATGATGTTAAGTATGATTTTTTAGACTGCGAAGAAGCCTTTGATGATATTAATTTTATAATAGGCGAATTTGACAAGAAATATGAACATCGTTATCAAATAGGGTTTAATGGAAGGAGCCGTGGATATTTAGTTCTGTATCAAGGCGGAGTTACAAAAAGGAATATATATACGCCAGAAGAATACGCTAAAAAACATCCAAGTGGTGCATATGCCGAAGGGCAGGGTTGGAAAACAGAAAAGGAAGCCCGAAAGTCTGGATTATACAATAAAACTATAATAAAAACATTTACATATACAGGCAAGGGAATGGATATGCACGAAGACTTTGATGAATGGGGTATTGCTGAATTAAAGGACAGAGTAAAGCTTGTAAAAGATTTTGATAAAACTGTAAGGGACTGCATTTACGCATACAGCAATTTCTGTAAGTCGCATATTGCAGTTGAAGAAACGCGCTACACGCCTTATAAGGTTACTGTTGCGCAAGAAGTATAGGAGGTTAAAATGGGAGCAAGTCCTAGCAAAAAGGGAAGAAAGATTGGCAGGTGGAAAAGAAAAGGAAAAGTAAATAATAAGGATAGAAATTTGAGAATCAAAATGGATGCTGAATTAAGAAAACTTAAAAAAAGACATCCATCCGAAGAATATAAAATCAAAGATGGCAGAATTGTGCGTAAACGCAAGGTTTACACTGAAAAGGCTCTTGCTAGCGCAAAGCACCGTGACAAATGGTATTCTATGCCAAATGGAAGCGTGAAACAAAAGGAGGACAAAGGTGGGGTTAGTGAATCTGTTTGATGGGGTGGATGTAGTTAATGGCAAGATAGACGCTATTAGTTCAATCGGTTATATTGCAGGCGAAACTATCAAGAAAAGCGATGGTAAAACAATAGTAAAAAAGGGAGAGAAAATATCGTGGCATCATATGCTGTTAATTACACATTATTTTGGAGATGATGTGACGATAAAAGTGGAGGAAAAATGAACGATATTTATATAGTGTCGGTTGGCGGTGATTTTATCGGCTCTTATGCCGGTGGCTCTTGCGAAGAGGTTGAAGAAAGGGTTAGAAACTCGCTGGTTAACAGCGATGTGACATTAACTATAAAACACAATACGTCTGATACTGTATTGGTTTCTGACGGGAAAACAAATATAGTTAAGGCATCCGTCGAGGAAGGTGCTGTTGGAGAACAGCGCGGATATATGTTTTTCGCTTGCTATGGCAGGAGGAAGTATCCTAACTTTGTATCAGCGCTGTATAAAACGCGAACAGAAACAAAAAAGAAATTAAAAGAATATTTAGATACAGGAAAGTTCGATTTATATGGAAGTGCGGAGAAATAGGAGGAACAATGAAAAAGAAAAAAACGCACGCTTTCGGTAAAGACGTGTTTCTACTGGGAGAAGATGAAAAAGGAATATGGTATTGGCTTGAAGCGCCAAGTTGGGATTGTAGTTGGTATTGGGGATTTGGTTACATTGAAACCTATACTAGTAACAAGTCGCCGGGAAGAAGTCGCGATATAAGCTCGCACAGCCATGCAGACAAGTTTATGTCAGATTATTTCATAGAGTGGAACGGAAGCAAGCCTTGCTTAGTTAAAAGAACATTTACAGAAGCAGAGGGCTGGGAACTATCGGAGTTGTTTCAGCAATTTTACTTTTTGAGTGATGCTGCCGAAAATTTTGGTAGGGGTAAATGTCACTGTGCAGCTACGAAAATAAAGTTGTGGAAAAAGAAGGCGTTGGCAAATGAGATAAATAAAAAGATATTGCCGACTGTTATGAATAGAATTATGGAGATTTTAACGCCATGAAAAAATTAACGATTGATGATTTAAAAGAGATGAAGCGTGGCGTATTTGCCACAGGTATTACAAACGACGACAGGCTTGTCGCAGACAAAGAGCTAAAATGGGTAGCAGTTCGTGGCACAATACACGATTGGGCAATATATTACCACTTGAGCTCGATGCCAGACAGTTTTGTTGCAAGTAATGGCGACAAGTGTTTTACAACAGAAGTTATAAGAGAGCTCGTGCCGTGTACGGATGCGGCGTTCGAGATGTATCGATATTGAGGAGGCAAAAATGGTATGTAAACATTGTGGGGAAGAGATTGTGAAAGTTGTGAACATTCAGAGTGGTACAGCGGAGTGGGATTTGGACAGTGAGGGAAACTACGACCAAAAAATTCCGTTTTTTCAACCAGATTGGGAGCAGGATGACTTTTGTTGTCCAAGCTGCCTAAAGCCGTTATTCAAAACAGAAGAAGAGGCGATTGAGGCGCTGAATGCAAAGAAATGATTAAAATAGAGTTCAAGACAAACACTATGGCTTTCAAGCTTTACAAGTTTGAAGTAGGCAAAACGCTTAGGAAAGTTATTCGGCGTCTTGAAAACGGCGAAACGAAATTTGATATTTGTGATTCAAACAAAAAAATAATTGGGAAAGCAGAATTTATTAAGAACACAAGGGAGGCGAAAAATGGAAAAGGTTGAATTAAAGCATGTCGGCTATAAAGTTGAGGGAAAGGCAAAAATAAGTTTGTGGGGCGGAGGGCAGGGGAGCGTTAATATGACAAAGGAGTACATCCATGGGCAGATAACAAAAGATGCTCTTTTGAAGTGTATAAACGATGGCGGCTTCGGCTGTGTTTGTATTGAAAGCGCCGAATTAGTAATATCAGATTTGTATGAGAAAAATTTTGCAGTGTTCAACCGCAATATTGCCGTTGACAAACGGCGCTGCGAATTTGGACTAAATGGAATATAGTTTTATGGATGGAAGGAATGGCGTATAACGCCAAGGAGGAATGATGAAAAAAACATCATCAGTGTTTAAAGTAGGGCAAACTGTCGAGAAAGTCGCCCATTACTCTGAGGTAAAGACCACAAAAAATCCTTTACCTAATGGGGCGCAGTTGCCGATGGGATTGCAGGGGACAGTGACTGCTGTTAAGCGTGACGACATTGTTGTGCGCTTTAACGGCGGGCTTGTGTGGCATGTTGGAAAGAAAGAGATGAAGGCTGTACCGACAAAGGCAAAGTTTTTGGCTTACGGAGATGGATGTAAAAATTTCACCCGCATGTTTGATTCTGAGTCTGAGTTGCGGGCTGAACTCGACCGCGTTTCGAAGCTTGACGAGTGGACAGGAAAACTTATGGGATACAAACTTGTGCCCATACTGTACGCAGAAAGGAAAACGGTGCTTACCGAAGTTTCGTAATCGCAAGAGCAATACTATTGAGTTAAAAAGACTTTGGGTGGGAGGAGCTCAATAAATAACCCAACATTGGAGAAGAAAATGAAAGAAATTATAATTAGGGGATGGGACAAAAGAAAGAAAACAATGATAGAAGACCTTCTTTGTTTTTATCCGCCGAATAGTGAATTTCAAAAAAACCCCTATTGGGGAATTTCGCATAGCAACGAATTTAATAAGAAGGATGGATACATGTGGAACGTTCGCGATTTGGAAATAATGCTATATTCCGGATATAAGGACGTGGCGGGAAGAAGAGTTTACCAGAGCGATATTGTTAACTTTAAAATAAGAGGCGTTAGAAGCACTGTCCCTCTTAGGGGGGAAATAGTGTTTTTTAAACCGTGTGAAATGAAAATAGATATGATTAATTTTATTTACAGTAACGAGAGATACTATGCAATTACTAATAAGGTAGAAGTGATAGGGAATATTTATCAAAACCCGGAACTTCGAGTAAAAAATTATGTGTCAGTTGAACTAAATAAAAAAATAAAAACAGAGATTAAAAAAATACGAAGGAGAAGAAAAAATGAAATGGAGCAGTAAAGACATATTAGCAAAACATAATCATTTTGGGAAAGAAATCCCAAAAGTATTAAAGATTGTAAAGGAAGACCCTCGTGTTAGCGGAAAGCTACATGTTGGAGATAGTGTGACGATATTAAAGGATTTGCGAGAACGGCATTACAATGGGTGCGGGGTAGTTGGAAGTATGCTAAAATATAAAGGAAAGCAGGCAAAGATAACTGGGTTTGGTAGTGAATCAAATCGCTACAAAATTGATTTAGATGGCAACAGGTGGTGGTGGTCGTCGGAGATGTTTGAGCCTGCGGTCTTTGCCGTTGGAGACAGGGTAAGGATTATAAGCGACCTTGTGGAATGGGAAGAATACGGCAAGTATTGTGCCGTTCCGGATATGATGAAACACTGTGGGAAAGAAGCCTCAATAACAGAAGTTGTCGATAATGGCGTGTTTTATAGATTAAATATTGATAGCGGACTGCGCATGTGGACACCGCAAATGCTAACGGCAGTTTCGGCTGAGCGGGAATTTCACGTTGGTGATAGAGTGCGTGTTAAGTCAACGCTAGTTATTGGCGAGATATACGACGGAGTAGATGTCAATGGCAGAATGGCTGAGCTTGGCGGCAGGACATATGTAATTACAGAGGTTTCGCGTACGGGAATGTATAAATTATTCGGTTATTTATATTGCTGGTCAGCAGAGATGTTTGAGGAGGCGCAAAATGATTAAATGGAAGATAACAAGCAAAGATAAGATTAGAGTTGTCTCGCACAAGTTCTGTGCGATTAGCCTTTGGCTTACAAAAGAAGGGCATCAGACAGGAAACCTTTGTATTAACCAAAATTGGAGCAAAGAGCTATGCTATACTTCTGAACCGAAAAAGCCCACGGAAGAGAGTCGTAGTATAGACACAATGGAAATGATAACTTTTAAATATATGAAAAAGGAATATGTTGAGTATTCTGTAAAAAACGTTGACACTGTTATAGTGCAGCCGTTTCGAATAGGAAATAAAACTGTTTTATTTGGAATAGAAAAAATAGGAATGAGATGGGAGGGGCATGGAGAATATAGTGTAGATACAGACTATGATAGAGCCGATGCAAAGGCGCTGTATTTGAGAATGCTGTATATTCTGCGAACCGTTGGTGGTTCGTTTGATATTGCAATTGAAGACAAGAGCGGTTGGTCAGTTGAAAAATCGACAGAGGCTCTTGAAAACTTTATTGATAAAGAAAAAGCGGATGCTGATAATGTTAGCATGGCTCTTTCAAACGCCCTGTCGGGCAAGGAGGAACAGGATGTCAAAGACAGCGAAGTTCGGGAGTAACCCCCCGATTGAAGTGCCAGAGGGCGCTACTGAAAGCGAGGTGCGCGTGGCAATGGAAAGCATTTTCCCGGAAGTTAGAAATGCGTCGATTGTGACAACGCCAGAGGGGAACTTTGAGTTCCAAGAAGAGTTTGCAACAAAGGGTTGATGTTGTCCATAGGGGGGAGGGCGCAAGCCCTCTCCCCACCTCGTAGAGGAAACAAACGATGAAGATAGAAAAGCTAAACAGGTTCGGCGATGTAGACAAGGCGATAAAAGTAGCTAAAAAAATGGCATTGCTTACAGAAAAAAATAACAAAGATTTTATTGATAACTTAAACTTAGGTGTGTGCAATAAAATTTGCCATATGATAGACAAGCTAAGGATGAATATTGGGCGTAATGAAATTTCTATCAGCCTTGGTAGTGAGGTGAACGATGAAGAATATTGGTAAAATATTAAAAATATACGACGACTCGATGCTCGAAAAACTTAGCAACAATATTGAAACACTGTGTGCAATAAAATTGCGCAGACAGTTTTATCGTAACGGAAAATGCAAGGATAAAGTTTTATGCGGCACAGGCACGCTTGATTATGAATGGAGAAGAAAAACGCTTAGAAACGCTATTAAAAAACAACTTAATATAACTTTTAAAATTCGCGGGAAAGAATACTTTGTGACATCGCAGGCGTCTTCTAATTACTACTCATCGTCCAAACTCAGGATTCAGTATATAATCATAAATAAAACAGACAAAGAAGACGGTTGTAGTAGAAGGACATACATAAATGAACTCCTTCACACTGCGTACGAAAAATATAACATAAAGCGGGACATAACTATTTTTGAGCCATATATTGATATTGTGGCAATAACAAGAGCCGCTATGGCATGCACGAGGTTGAAGATATACAAAAGTTGGAGGAGGGATTACGAAAGTAAGCTAACAGCAGAAGCAAAAAACAGGGCTTCAGCAGACGCAGCCGAGGCAAGAGCTAGGGCTACAGAGGCAAGTCGCTTGGCGTTACAAGAAAAATTTAACGCTGCTTTGGCAGCAAATAGGAGGAAGAATGAGTAGGAAATTGTTTGAGATGATTGGCAGCGACGGTCTTATCGTATATGAGGAGAGCGGTGGCGGCTTAAGGACAAAGTTTGTAAAACTGTCGTCTTTTATAAGTGCGGTGTCCGGAGAAATTAAAATGGCAACGCCAATGTTGTCGTTTATCGGAGATATGGGGACAATTGCACACTCTTCTGTAGGGGGAAGGCCTCATCGTTATGTTATAACGAGGGAGCATATCGAGCCGCAAATGGACTTTTATAGCAAAAAAATAAAAAATGTATTAGTTCCAAACTTATTGTGGGACATATGCGTGAACGGTGGTACAAAAGTTTGCGCAGTAGAAAGATGCTTAAGAGATATTACTATAATCGGGCAAAATATATTAAAATTAAAGTTGTATCATGCTCCGTTTTCTAATATACACAACGATTGCAAGATTTGCTTTGGTAGCCAACAGATAAAAGAGGAAATAGCGCCGTTGCAATTCTTGGGAAGCAAATTTAATAAAGACTTAGATTACGGATATCCGGGTGGTATCGAGGCGTATTTTTTGCGTTGGAAAAACTTTTCATACGAAAAGGACACGGGGAATAAGCTTTACGAAAAGTTAGCAGAGTTAAAGGATAAAGAGAGACGACATACTGTTGAAAGTTGGGTTTTTGAATAAGTAGGGAGGAAAGCATGACAGAAAATGAAAAGAAAATGGTTAGGCAAGCTGCCGGTTTTGATATTGAAACACCAAAATCTGCAAAGCCAATATCATTTGTTATGGATGGAGAAGGCGTAAAGAAAGTAACTAAAAACGAGATTGGGACGTTCGTAGAAAAAGTAAACGAAATACCGCTCGATGTAGTTGACGAAAGTTTCGAGTGGACATTGCCGAAAATTCCTTTAGAGCTTCTATTGCAAATAGAATTGTGGTTTAAGGCACACACATCGGAAATAATGGCGCAGATTTTTTGGAACAGAGATGAGAAAAAGTATTTCATTTATATTCCAGAGCAAGAAGTTAGCGGAGCATCTGTTCACGCAAAAAGAAACGAGGAATTAGAAAAAAGGCACTTGCTAGTATTGGACATTCATTCGCACAATACTATGGGAGCGTTTTTTTCTGGAACAGATGACGCCGATGAGCGTGGCTGTAGAATATTCGGTGTTATAGGCGAAATAGATTCGGCAGATGGCTCTATGCTAAAATTGCGAGCCGGTCGGAAGAACGTTGCGTTAAAAGCTGTTTTCGAGTATCCTGATTTTCCAAGAGAGGAGTGGGACAAGAAAATAATACAGCAGACATTTGCAGAAAAATATCCTAACTATGGAAAGACATGGCGTTATGGAGTTCAAAGCGATGCCGACAAGTATAGAGATGCGCATATGAAGGATGTCCACAAAATTGGAGTTGGTGCCGACGACAGTGACTTTGATTGGGCGATGAGTTTTTTGCAAAATCTTGATAAAAAAGAACTCAGAATTATGTCGAAGACTATAAAGAAAATGTTGAAATGTGGAAAGCAGGGGAAACTCTTTAACGAGTTTTCCTGTGAGTATGAATAAAAGGAGGGAACAATGATACAAAAAATTATTCAAGTGGGCGCTGGCGGTAACGGAAGCTGGCTTGTGCCTCACATTTGCAGGATTATGAACCACCGGAGTTCGGGGATAAGGGTGTATCGCATATATGATGGGGACACCGTAGAGGAGAAAAATTTATTACGGCAAAACTTTTCGCAGAAAGACCTTGGAAGGAATAAGGCCGAGGCGCTGGCCGTAAGATACTCAAGTATTTATGGCAAGTCGTTAGATTTTACACCGCATTATATTAACGATGAAACTCTCGAGGGCTATTACAATCATGTAATTTTAATTGGCTGTGTAGACAATAATAAAACAAGGCTGATGATGCAAAACGCGTATAAGCGTTTCCATGATAGCATATATATAGATATTGGCAACGAAGAGTATTGGGGGCAGATATTTATAAGCAGTAATGCGGGCGAAAGGTATTTGTTTGACAATGTAAAGTATTCAAACGATAAGCACCCCGACGAACTGTCGTGCGCAGAACGTTTAGAGTCTGGTGCACAGAGCCCTATTATAAACTCTTATATGGCTGTGCTTGTGGCAAATTTGCTGTATTCTCTTATAGTATTAAAGAAGACAATAGATTACTATAAGATAATAGCCAATACTAACAACATTATAACAAGGTATTTAGTAAAAGACTATAAGAAATTACCAGTTGCTAAAAAGGCGGTGAAGAAAAAATGAGAATAGGAACTGTTGTAAAATTAAAGGGTGGCTTGTTAGGGAATGAAGCAGGCGCAATCGGTGTTGCCTATGAGAGGTATGATATAGGACACGTCGGGTTTTCTTTCATCTTTGAAAACGGAGAATACGACGGGTTTGATTTATCTGAAAGAGAAAGATTTCTCGATGTTGTAGGGCATTGCGACGCTGTTTCGGATTATCAATTTTCCAATGTTATAAAACTTTCAAGAGATTTTGATAGCGGGTATTTTACGCCCGTGTTTAAGGGCGGGTTGGAGAGTAACAAATGAAGGAAATAAAAATTAAAATTGGAAGACAGGGCGCCCCTATTGTTAATAAGGGGTGGATTGTGGCAAAAAGCAAAAATATTGTCGTCGCTGAAATAGACATGAAATCAAAGTATTGTAAAATAGGCGGATATTACACTGATTATGGGGATGGGAGAGAGTATGACAGTCTTTTTATAGAGGCCACTGACGACGCATTATACCTAAGTAAAAAATGTGAAGAGTTTGATGAAACAAAAATATCATTTCCGAAATATGAAGGATGGGAAATATATTGTGCAAACATAGCGCGGTATACTTTAAGGGTGTGTCTTGTAAGAAGAGAAAGGAGCGACAAATGAAATGGAGCAGTAAAGACATATTAGCAAAACATAATCATTTTGGGAAAGAAATCCCAAAAGTATTAAAGATTGTGAAGGAAGACCCCTCTGCCATCAGAAAGCTACATGTTGGAGATAGCGTGGTGATATTAAAGAATTTGCGCTGTCGTCTCTACGATAATGTATCAGCAGTTCGACCCATGCTAGAATACGCAGGACAGCGGGCGAAGATAACCAGTGTCGAAACTTATGCAGAGAATAGATACAAAATTGATTTAGATGGCGGTATGGCCTTTTGGTCATCTGAGATGTTTGAGCGTACCGCAAGGAAGGTGAGTCGCCTCGCTATTGGAAGTAGGGTAGTAATTAGGGTTGACTTGGAAAATCGCGAGTACAAATTTGGGGTGAGTGCTACGATAGGAATGGTTGCCTTGTCAGGCACATCGAGAAACATAACAAATATAAGAAGTGGGCTAGGCGGGATATTATATACGCTTTCTGGGCAGGCTAGTGGATACTCATGGACTGACGATATGTTTGAAGACGATTTACCATTCTAATAAAAGTGATATTGATGAAAAAAAACGAAATAGGAGGTAACAATGATTGTATTAAGTAAGGTTAACATGGATTTTGTTCAAAAGCGGTTGCTTGTCAACGGCATGAGGGACAGCGTGAGGGAAATGGTTGCGCAGATGGTCGGCAAAAGACAGGTTTCGCTTGGCTATGATGCGTCGTACAAGTTTACAATTGTAAAGGTCGGTAACTCATATGGCGTAGCGAAAAGATGCACATATGGGAAAAGCGCAGATGAAGCGAAACTGGCGACAGGCTTTACGTTGGCGCTGGTTAGAGCATTAGGAATAACAAAGGATTAAATATTCGGGGTGGTGGAGATGTGTTCCGTTGGAAGCGGTATTTTGGAAAGCGCACCTTGCCACTCCGAAGATAATATGGGGCGGTGGCGGAACAAACAAAGACGCACGGCAAGAACCCTCTGGTATAGTCTGGCCACGCACAAGGGCGTGATGAAACGGAAACCGAAGCTATACTATTTGCAGGTAATCAACCCTGCCCGCCCCACCATAGGGGCGTCGTTCAATCGGCAGGACAACGGTTTTTGAGACCGTTAATCGAGGTTCGAATCCTTGCGCCCCTGAACTTAAATTATGAAAAAGAAGAAATATAAATTACGACTGTTGCTTTTTACAGAATGCAAAAGACATTGTGCTGGATGTTGTAATAATTATTATGATTTGAGCGGTCTACCAGTAGCAAATAGCTACAAAGGATACGATGAAATACTATTGACTGGTGGCGAGCCGTTACTACATCCAAAGATTATATATAGAACAATTGCAGATATAAGAAGGCAAAATAAGCAGGCTAAGATATATTTATATACAGCGCTTGTAAAGAGGAAAGAAATTGTTGATATGATTTTATCTCTTATCGACGGTATAGTAATTACACTGCACGAGCAGAGCGATGTGAAAGACTTTGTTGAATTTATGTGTTATTTTTATTCCTCTGGATTAAATGTCTCGGGGAAATCGCTGAGGCTGAATGTATTTGATGGCGTAGTTTTGCCAAAGTATCTTAATTTAACTAATTGGAAGGTTAGGTATAATATGCAGTGGATAAAGAATTGTCCGTTGCCAGAGGGCGAGGCGTTTATGCACATAGGAGGTGGAATATGTTAGATAAAAAAAGAATGGTGATTGCCGCAATTGTACTATTTATTCTTGCGTGCCTTAGCCATAAGATTGGAACGATAGAGGCGCAAAACATTTTATTGACAGTAGGGATGATGCTCATATGGTTGAGGGTATGTGTAAAGGATTAAGGAGGTGTGCGGAATGAGAGAGATTAAATTTAGGGCGTGGAATAAAAAACTATCAAAAATGGTTGATTATGATACTATAAAAAAAGAGTGTAACAGATTAACATTTGTAACAGAACCACTTGAGGGCTGGATTATTATGCAATACACCGGACTCCACGACATAAACGGCAAAGAAATTTGCGAGGGCGATATTGTAAAACAGAATGGGGGCAGATGGTGTAGAAAAGAATATAAGAATAGTATTTATGAAGTATTCTGGGATAATGAACACGCACAACTATCTTTCAAACATATAGGCGGTGGTAAAAGCAGTAGTATATTCAGACCTCACACAAGTTGTAAAGATTGTGGACTAAAAATAGTCGGCAACATCTACGAGAACACGAAAGAACTACTTACACATAGATTATTTGGTTGTGTATTACATAAGAAAAAAGGTAGGAAAGCGATTGCATAATGAAACTTATGCGATAAGGAGGGTATTATGGAATTAATGGTTAGTGTATGGTGTTGCTTGGTTGGAGCATTTTTTGTTGTTGTGCATCAGTGCATCAACGATGTTCCGGGCAATGCGACGAACGTTGCTTTGGTGTGGGGTATTATGCTGGCGTTTTTTCTCGCCGGGGTATTTGTTGGGAGGATATTATGATAACTTTGACTGGTGGTTTAACTGTAGGAGAGTTGCTGAAAATTTTAAAGGATTTACCGAAAGACAAACAGTTTTTGGTAGCATCTGATGAAGAACAGAACACTGTATATAAAGGGTTGTTTATTGAGCACTATAAAGACTGCGTTTTAATAGCAGGACTTTCTGGTTGTGAAAAAGAAGACTAATAGCATATGGCGAGAGCATCGAAAGGTGTGTGAATCATAGCCATTTTTTAGCCGGAATGCACGTTCCGCTGCCGCTATGAGCTGAAGGCGGACGCTCGCTATATGTTTTAAAAGGAGGGAAAATGGATACAAATAAAAAGTATGTGAAGATGTGTGAGAAGGCGGAGGATATACAGAAATTGTGGCAACCGCAATGTGGCGATATTATGTATGATGAAAATTGGGGATTGATAAAAGGTTCAAACCCCGGGTTAGTTATGTTGTCTACCTTTCGTATTTTAAAAGGCGATGGGTGGAAAGGAGAAGTGCACGCCTCATTTTATTCTTATCAATCAAATGGCTTTAAAAATTTAAAAAAATTTAAAGAAGGGAAAATATGGCTACCCAGGCAAGACCATCTGCAGGAAATGTTTATACATTCACATCCTGTTAATAAATGGGATGATGAATGGACAACTTTGACTAATATGTTTAATGGTTTTATTAGTTGGTGGGATACTGGTAATGTGGCGAGAGGAAAATTTAACTCAATGGAACAATTATGGATGGCTTTTTTTATGTTAAAGAAATACTATAAAACTTGGAATGGAACGTCGTGGGAGGAGATAAAATGGAAAAAAAGAAAAAGAAAATGTGGGCGAGAATGAGGTTCGTGGACTTGACGCCAGCGCAACTGGAGCACTTATTTGAAGCGGAAAAGCATTTGCTCGCCGCCGGTGTTTCGTTTGATACTGGCTTCGGTAGAAAAACGAGAGACTGGGAACTTGATTGGTCACTTAAAGGTGCGAAGATTGAGTGCAGAGAGGAGGATTGATATGGGAATTGGCAAGAGCGATTTAGAATATTTGTGGGATATTTTAGAGGCAGAGGGGATACCGATACATCCTTGCGCAAAGGAGATAAAAGATGAAAAAGATTAGTTATATAAAAAATAAGATAAGTGCGTTATGTAGACTGTTATTAAGTTTTGATTATTACTTACATACAGAAAGAGGATTGAACGCCAGCTTTTCAGAAAAAAGCAATGATGATATTAAAAAATTACTATCAGTAACATATAGCAACGGCAAACCTATTTATAAATTTAAGGAGAAGACGAATGATGAAAAAGAAAAAATTTAACTGTTATGAATGCGAATACAGAGGAACTATTCCGGGGGTTCGCCATAGCAAATGTTGCTATCCGGGATTAAAGAATGGCATGCTTGATATATTTGCAGGCAATTCTGAAATTATTAAAAAGCTAAAAATTCGTGGGAATGAACACGGAATAAAAAGCGGGTGGTTTATGTGGCCTTGTAATTTTGACCCAGTATGGCTTGAAAATTGTGAAGGATTTAAAGAAAGGGGGATTAAATGAAAACAGCGAGGGATGTTTTAATTAAATCGTTTGTGAATTATAAGAAGGCAAAAGACATTACAAAGTATGAGGCGTTGTGGGTGTATGATTTTTGGGAAATAAGGAAGATACTCAAAAACGTGCGGACGACTTTGCCAAAGAAGAAAAATCCCGAATTCTGGAAAAAGGGATATGCAGAGGGATGGAACGACTGCCTCAAAGTAGTAAGGAGGGTGCTGAAATGATACTACCGCATGAACAAGAGGTCGTCAGCCTTGAGTTGGCGAAGAAAATGAAGGACGCTGGATTTCGGCAGGATACATTATACAAGTATGATGGGATGCACGATAACAAACTTGTCGTTGACCCTTGTGGTTTTTGTGATGGATATATCGCAGCATACACCTCTGCGGAAATGGGCGTTATGTTTATAGATGTTGATTGGGATAGCTATTGCAGGGGTAAAGAATACGGTTGCTACTTTTATACCCATAGTGGCGATGAAACATCACAAGATTTTAATGCACCAACCGAGGCAGACGCCCGTGCAAAAATGGCATTATGCCTTGCGAGGAGCGGGCTGTTGGCAGGAAACGAAACAGAGTGTGATTATTGCGGCGAACCAATCAGTATCAAAGGCGCTGTAAAAGTATATTGTGGTTGCGGGTGTAATAATTACTTTTGTGACCAAGTTTGTGTGCAGAACTACGAAGTAGAGGGAGGTGAATAATGGCATATCGCCACATAAATAACCTATATCAATGTAGTAGAAATATAATGTTGTTCAAGGAGCTTTTTGCGTCCGAGAAAATCCATGGGACGTCTGCAAATGTTTCTTATAACAGCGAAGCCGATGATGTGAAGTTCTTTTCCGGTGGAGCGAGCAACATGTTATTTATGGAGTTTTTCGATAGAACGAAGCTATTAGAGAATTTCAGGGAATTTGGACAAGATAGAGTGGTCGTTTACGGAGAGGCCTACGGCGGTTGCTTAGCGTGGAGAACCCCAGTGCTATTGGCGGATGGCTCTAAAAAACCAATCGGAGATATAGTAAACAATCGATTAGAGGTGGTTGTCGTTACTTACAATATAAAAGAGCAGAGATTAGAGAATAAAAAAGTAGTTGGGTGGAGCAGAAAGCAAAATATTAATAACTGGATAACTTTGCATATAGACCGCAGGCTGCGCGGCGGAAAATCGACGAGACTGATTGTAACAAAAGACCACAAGGTGTTTACTGCCCAAGGCAATGAGATTGTTCCGTCTGTTGCGGGGAAGTTAAAAGTTGGCGATACTTTGTTTCTCCCATCGTTTGCCATAACCAACATCCAAGAAGATATAATTCGCGGAGGATTGTTGGGGGATGGCAGTCGTGCTGGTTCAAGTTTTTGCTATGGGCATTCTATGAAACAAATTGAATATTTCAAATTCAAAGAAGCATTGCTTAATTCTATTAAAGGGGCAACTGATAATTATGTCAGTGGCTATGGGGCATTATGCAAAAGCTTTAGAACAAGGTCTCTTCCAGAAATAAAAGATATATGCGAAGGGCTTTATAAAAACCATAAGAAGAAGATAAGCTTGAGATATTTAAACAAGTTGTCGCCACTATCGTTAGCTATATGGTATATGGATGATGGCAATTTAAGAAAGTTCCCATCAGGCGGCAGAAGAAACCAGTGTTTATTATGTACAGATGGCTTTACAGAAAAAGAGGTTGATATAATAGTGGGGTGGTTTAATGGTCGTAATATAGAAGCAAAAAAGCAAAAACATAAAAAGTATTTCAGGGTTCGCTTCTCTCCGAATGGTACTGATAAATTGCACTTTTTAATTGCTCCATATATTTGCGATTCTATGAAATATAAAATAAATTTGAAATTTAGAAGTGTTCAAAATTCGGTAGATATAATAAATGCGAATATGCCATCAACGGGGCTATTAAAAACAAAAATCAATAGAATCGTAGATGGGAATCCGTACCACCAGCCCTGTTATAACGAGAGATTTGATATTGAAGTAAAAGACAATCATAACTTTTTTGCAAACAATGTTTTGGTTCACAATTCAATGCAGGGCATGAGAGAGATTTACGGCGACAAGCTATGGTTTACAGCGTTTGAGGTAAAGATAGGCGATTATTGGCTATCTATGGACAGGGCAGAGATAGTTTGCTCAAGGTTGGGGATAGAGTTTGTCCCGTATAAGAAAATCCCATGCGACATAGAGAGCATAGATGCGGAGCGAGATGCGCCATCTATCGTGTCTAAGTGGCGAACAGGCAAAGAAAACGAGATAAGAGAGGGGGTCGTTCTGCGACCAGTTGAAGAACTAACGCTTAACGGCGGTGGAAGAATAATAGCCAAGCACAAGAGGGCAGAGTTTAGCGAACGTAAGTCTAAAAAAGATACAAAGATGACACAAGAAGAACTTGCGGTTTTAAGCAAGGCAAAAGAGATAGCGGAAGAATGGGTGACGCCGATGAGATTAAGGCATGTCATAGATTCTATGGAAATAGAGGTAACGTCTATGAAAGAAACAAAAGCTGTTATGAAAGCAATGATAGACGACGTATTAAGAGAGTCGAAAGATGAAATAGTTGATAGTAAACAGGCAAGAAGAGCGATGTGCAAAGAAACGGCTGTCTTGTTAAAGAGGTATTTCCAAGACAAGCTGAGGGAGGAAAAATGACAAGTAGTATGATTTATTGGTTGACGAGATTGGACGGCATTATAAGAATGTGTCACGTGTTGTCTTTGCTTTCTGGTGCTATCTCATTATTTGCGATAGCAGGTTATGTTATATTTAAAGATGCCAGCCGTAAAGACGAGGAAGAAGCGAGGGATATATCTCTTCGCGCTATGAAAATTGTTATACCGTTTTTGATTTTCTTTGGTTCAATAGCATTGTTTGTACCAACATCAAAAGAGATGGCGGCGATTTATCTATTGCCGAAGATTGCGAATAACGAGAATGTAAAGGCAGTGCCAAATAAGTCTATGGAGATACTGAACTTGAAATTAGACGAGTGGATAAACGATATGAGGAAAGTTGACAAAAACAAATAGTGTGGGAGGAATAGATGAACAATGAAAGAATAGAAATCGGAGATATTGTATGTGTAAATTTTAATCAAGCACAAACGACTTTATGCCATAGGGCAGTTGTATTGTATATTCCCTGCGCAGCCGGTGACGATTGGATTTTTAAAGACGCTGCATCTGGTCAAATACACTATGTTTCTGAATTTTGCACTGTAAGTTTAATGGAAAAAGGGAGTGAAGATGAGTAAGCTGAAGCTATTCAATATAAATAGGCTTAGAAAGATTTTAATGTTGTGCGGTGTTCATGCCAATGATGCGGCGCAAGCAATCATCAAGTGGGTTTCTCTCAAGAAACGCCAAGACAATGAGCTTGTTGATATGCAAACCAGAACGAAGATGGTCTGTGAGGCGCGACGAAATATGTCCGCAAAGGAGAGATAATGGACAGCGAAGACTTGAAAGAGGTTGTGCGGTGTGAAATGCTTCGTGCCGATAATCTTGTTCTGAAGGTTATGAAACTTACAGAAGAGAACGATAGATTAAAAAAGGCAGTGGCTGATTACGTTATGAATACTGGCGTGAAAAGACCAACATGGAAATTAATGAGAGAACTTAAGAAAGAAAACGCACGGCTAAAGAAATTATTGCAACGTTCTGTAGAGCGAGAGATACTTGGGTAAGGGGGTATATTGTGGAAAGAAAAAAGTGTATTGTAAAAATTGCAAATGGTTACATATCAATAGCATTGATAAGGCGCAAAAGATGGAGTTTGTGATTACAAAGCGAACCGATAAACGCCTTTTGCTTCGAATGAAAAATCACTATTCGAAGCCCAAAGGTTTTGTCGGTAGAAATATTTGTTATGCCATAATCCATGATGGCGATTATTATGGGCATATTGTTGGCGGTTCCGCGACAAGATTTCTACCAAATAGAAACGAATATTTAGGGATAACCGTAGCCGAACTCAACAATGTTATAAATAACATCTTTTTTAATGTGTCCCCTGTTCATGAAAAATATCCATTTAGAAATTTTACATCGACCGTTGTTAAGTTGTTTGTTTCAAAAGTTTCTTTGGATTGGGAAGGCAAATACGGTGATGTTTGTTACGGGTTTGAGACATTGGTTGAAAAACCTAGAACGGGAGAACTTTATTTGAGGGCAGGGTGGGAAAAAGTAGGGGAAACTATCGGGTACACATGTAAACGAGTCGCAGGCAAAGGAACCGATAAATGGACGGGAAGAAGAGTATGGAATACTGACCCAGATAGCCTTCGACCTAAAATAGTATTATGCTATAGGAATAGAAATCTTGAAAGACAAAAAGAAAGGAGGAAAAAAATATGATATGGTTTAGTGCCGACTATCACCTCGGGCACAGTAATATTTTGCGTTATTGTAAGAGGCCTTTTGCCAATGTGGATAAAATGAATGAAGCAATCATTAGAAACCACAACGAAAGAGTTGGGCGCAATGATACGGTTTATCATTTAGGAGACTTTTGTTTCAGGGCTTGCGGAAACACTGGTAATGGACAAAAAGTTAAAATGCTAACTTGGGAAAAATGGTTTAATGGGAAGATAGTTTTCATTAAGGGAAATCACGACTCAAAAAATGGCTTGAAGCGTGCTCTGCATTCAGCGATTATTAAAATGGCAGGCAAGACTATCTACATGACGCACATTCCGCCATATCACGAAGGGGACATACCGCCTTGCGATATTGTTCTTGCAGGGCATGTCCACGAAAAGTGGAAATATATAACAATTGAAACAGCGGGGCATACAACAATACCTGTCATTAATGTAGGCGTTGACCAGTGGGGATTTAAGCCTATAAATATACAGGAAATACTAAGGTTGTATAATAGAATAAAGGGGAAGTAAATGGATGAAAAAATCAAAGCATTCATAAATAAATTAGAGGTCGAAGGGAAAAGCAAAAATACAATAGAGAGCTACCTCTCGACATTGGATTTGATGAGACAGTTTGGAAAAGGAAAAAACATTCAGTGGCACGCAAGGAATTTAGTTAATTTCTTGGGGTTCTTGCGGAAGCGCAATGTGACAAACAATACTATAATACGTCATTATAGTTGCGTTAAGTCCTTTTTCAAGTATCATAGAATACCAATAGAGGAGTTTAGTATAAAGAAGTCAAATTATATAAGAGAGCGCCTATCGACAAAAGATGTTATTGGCTTGTTGCGCTCATCGGACGACAGGACGAAGATATTGATATTAATTTTGTCAAGTATCGGGCTGAGGATAAGCGAGGCAATAAATTTGAGGCCATGCGATTTAAGAAAAACAAGCTTTATAATAAAGGGCAAGGGTGACAAGTCGCGAGTAGTCTATTATCCAAAAAAACTCAAGAAAAAGTTTGATGCTATAATAAGCAGGTTGGGGATAGAAGAAAGCAGCAGGCTTTTTAATTATACGACGACTCACAATCAAAGGATTATAAGAAATCTCGGGAAAAGAGTTTTGGGAAAGAGAGTAACGCCGCATTCATTTCGGCATTATTTCGCTACCAATATGATAAATAATAAAATGGATATATATGTGTTGTCAAAGCTGTTAGGACATTCGAGTATAGCAACAACGCAGATATATGCAGCGTTAAACCAAGATAGGATTGCGGAAGAGTTTTATAGAATAAATGGAGGGAAAAAAGATGGACGCAAAAGAAATGCTACAAAAGCTATTTGACGAAGTTGCTACGCCAGACAAATCAGAGGCCGGTGATTTCAAAATGTCAAAGGAAGAGCCAAAGAATTTCAAAGAGTATATAGGGCAGGGGAAATCAAAGAAATTGCTTGAAAGCACGATTAGGGCGTGCGAAATATTAGATAAGCCATTGCCTCACACCCTTATAGAATCAAGAATAGCGGGGTTTGGGAAGACAACCTTGGCAAAGCTTATTATCAACAGGGCAAAAAGAAGCGGTTTCTGGACTGTCGGCAGTTCACTGGACTCTGTAATAAAAGCAAGGAATATTTTAGAGTCGGCTTTTAATGCTAAAAATGCAATAATACTTATAGATGAAATACACAGATTAAAGCCAAACGTGGCAGAGGTGTTTTATTTGCCGATGGAGCAATTCAACAAGACAATGGATGTCGGCGGGAAAACAACAATGACAAAGCCGTTTAGTATCTTGGGACTAACGACACAGAAGGGCTATCTGCTAAAGCCGTTTATGGACAGGTTTCAATTTCAGATAACACTTGATGACTATACAGCGGAAGATATTAAAGCGATTTTGTCTAATTATAAGAAAAAGTGTAAGCTTAAAATATCAAACAGGGGATTAGATATGATTGTGGCAAGAAGCTTTCTTATCCCACGAATAGCAAAGTCGCTTTTGAAAAACTTTATGTATTACAGTATCGGAAATGATTCTCGCGGAACTGTTGCAGAACTAAATGAGTATTTTGATTTAGCGGAAATAGACAGGCTTGGGTTTGACAAAAATATGAGAAAGATTTTGTATGCCCTTGTTGGGCAAAAAATCGGACTTGCCGCACTAGAGAAAATTACACAGATTGACAGAAAATCTATAAATAATTTCTACGAACCCCTGTTGCTAAAGTATGGACTAATAAGCTATACTCGTGGCGGAAGAGAACTTTCGGCAGGTGGGCAGAAATATTTAGAAAAATTAACCGTGGAGGAAAAATGAAAGACTACTACACTTTTGGAAAATGCGAACGGTGCGGAAGGGTAAAGCCGTTGAAAAACGGCGTATGTGCAGATTGCAAAAAGGCATGTCCTGTTGATATGCCTGACTTTCTGAAAGACCTATTCAATGGAGGAAAAAAATGAATAAGAGATTAACATGTAAAAAATGCGGCAAAAGATTTACGTTCCTTGATTTCGACCCGCGCGATGTTCCGCTGTATTTAATGGGCGCAAACTCAAGGCTGATTTGCGAAAAATGCGAGCACAAACACGGCGTGCCAAAGGAAAAATATATTGAGAAATTGGAAAATCTATTTCATAATTTAACAAGTAATAACTGCTATTTTGAAAAACTGAATTGGAATAGCGGTACACAATATAGGAATAAAATTTGGGGGCTGTTAATAAAATGGGGAGAGATTGTCGGAGATAAAGAGTTTGGAAAAATAAAACGATGGATTACCTATTGTCCGAACAGGAATAGGGGCATGGTAAAGAAATTTATCACAGGAGGTTCAATTGAACTGATGCCGCTTGGCGTTATAAAGGGTTGACTTTTTTAATGATTGACATATAATAAAGTATGCCTCATTAATAAAATTTCAAAGGGGGATTCGTGAGAAGGAAAAAAATAAGTAAAAAAGAGCTATCTGCTATCAGAAAGGCAAAGAATGGCGACGAAGATGCGACACTCTATCTGTGGAAAAAATATAGAAGGATGGCTTTTTGGGTAGCGTCGAAGTGTCGTCATATTGATGGCATTTCTTTGGACGATTTGAAGTCGGCTGGGTTTTTGGGTTTTATGTGTGGAATAAAATTATTCGATGAATCTCGCAGAAACAGTTTTTCGACATTCGTCTTTTACACTATGCAAAGCAACATTTCACGAGAGGCACACATGCCGCTAATTAGACTGCCCCACGGTAAGCAAAGCGCAGTGTGCTCCTTACGAAAAAAAGAAACACACGAATGCGACAAAACACAATCTGAAATTATAAATGATATGCAGTTAAGTCGTAAGACAAAGGCGTTTTTAGAAAAATATATGCACTCTGATTGCTTTCATGTGATTAGCTTTGAGAGTAGAAGGCCGAATGGGGTTTTAGTTGCCGAAACTATTTTTAACGATGTTAGCGCAGAAGATGAGACCGATAAGGCTATTTCGCATAAACAACTTGCCAAGGCGCTGTCCGTTTTAAAGCCGAAGGAATACGATATAATACATAAATATTTTGGTCTTGGCGGCGAACCGCCAATGAACATTGTTGAAATAGGGGCCGAGATGGGCGTGTCTAAGCAAAGGGTAGGTTTTATTATGAAAAGGGGGCTCAAAAAAATGCGTAGATATTTAAAGGCTTTTGAGATTGTATAAGGGGGGAAGATGAGCGATGTGCCACGATGGAAAATAGAACTTTGGGAATTGTTGGAAAATAATGTCAAGAGTTTAGCCGACAATATTGGATGGGGAAGTATGGACAGCCTATGTGACGATATTAAAAAGTGGGCTGATGAATTAGAAGAAATCGCCGACCTCAAGAAACAGCTTGCGGAGAAGGACGCAGAGATAGTCCGCCTGAAAGCGGAGGCAAAGCAATGAATATAACATCGCTGAATACCGAACGCTTTGGAGTTGTCGGGGATTTCTATGGTGAGAAAGATACAGAAAATTGTTGCCCGGAGTGCGGACAAGATTTGTGCGACGAATGGGAGTGGGAATACTACGAGGGCGTCTTAGTAAAAAAGATAACGGGCGAGTATTGTGGATGTGGGTATCGGCGAATTTTTGAGGAGGATTGATTATGAAAAAGATTGACAGAAAGGAAATTGACGGTAGAATTAACGAGCTTGAAGAAGTAAAGAAAATTCAATGTTCAAAAGGTAATTTTGACCAGAGCGAATATATGCGCGGAATGGCTAACGGGCTTATTTTAGCAGTGGCTATTATGGAGGATAAATCCGCAAAATATATAGAGGCAAAAAAGGGTAAGAAATAATGATGTGGGGCGGTGGCGGAATATGCTTTCCGTTAAATGCAGGCTCGTCATTAGGTTGGCAAATCAGAACAGCCGCCCCGCAATGTAAGTAATGGAGGTGAGTTATGAGTGAACACATTTGTGGTAGTAATGGATTTAGAGATATAGAAGGGGCTTCCTGTCCAGCTTGCGCAAAAGAGGAAAGATTGCGGAAGCTTGGAAAGAATATTGTTATTGATGATGAAGAACTTAGCGGTGCCATAGAGGGTTTAGAAATATGGTGCAGTGAGTGTAATAGAACTATGAATTTATCTGGCGATGATATTGTGAAGATATTAGATACAATTCACGAGCAGGGATATTCCAAGACAATGTGATAAAATGGAGGCAAGTAATGGATAAGACAGCGAGGGATATTTTGTTTGAGATGTTACTACGATATGACGTTGACCAAAAGACAACGCCAAATATAACACACACCCTGAAACATCTGCGACGGCTCTTGCCGAAGAAGAAAAATGCGAGTTGGAACGACTGCCTCAAAGCGGTGCGGGAGGTGCTGAAATGAGCATTGGCTGGCGTATCTTCCTGATAGTATTCTGTATGTTGGTGGGAGCGATAATTTGCTTTCCCTTCGCCGTATGGTGGGCGAGGAATAACGTATCAGACTGCGGC